GGCTTTACCTCAGCGCTTTTTCCCGGGTTTTGCTTTGGACGCTTCTTTCTTCTCCTGCTCGACCTTTATATCGATAGCAGCGATAATGAACGCCTGCGTATACGGGTCCATGTCAAAGAAGACATTCGGCGGCCATTTGAACTTATGGAGACAGTAATAGACGTAGTTCGCCTCCGGGTCGTCTCCGAGTATTAGTTTTTTGCTTCTTCCACCATTTCGTCGCCGGACTGGAAGCCATTGACCTGCAGGACCTTAGTGGAGTAGTCCTCGAACTCGGCGGGGGTCAGCATAGTGGTGATAAGCTGCTCCGCGCCCATAACGCCATAGCTCTGCTGGAGCTCGGCGTCATTCAGATTCGGGAACACCGTGCAGCGGACGGCCACCTTTGCGAGGTAGGCATTCGCGTCGAAGTCCTGCGTAAACTGGCCCTTGCGACCGGGCACCGGGACGGTACGCATGCAGGCCTTTCTCAGACCAGCATTCTCCGCCGCGGTAATGCAGCAGATTTCCCACGGCATAGCCTCGCCGGTATCGGGGTCGATGAAACGGTCGGAAGCGATAAAGGTAACGTTGTCGATTTTCTTCGCGTTCTGAGCAAGGAACGCAGTCAGATTCTTAGCCATAGTAAAATACCTCCTGTTTTATGTTGGTTTACTGCATGCCGTTCAGCAAGCTAAAGGTCTCGGGCATTTCCCAGTCGTCGAAGGTGCCCTCGAGTTCCTCGTCGAGAGTCTCGGCGTCGGCGTCAAACTTCGCCAGAATGCCGCCCTTAGTGAGGCAGTTCTTCAAGATGATAGTCTGACGACCGACAGAAGCGGTCGGGTCTTCATTCGCGACCTGAATATCGAACGTAGGCATAAAGCCGGTACGCTTATACTCGAGGAGCATTTCGCGGAAAACGGACTGATTATAGTGGGCGGTGCCGCTCCACGTACCGGACCATCCGGTCGGCTTGTTGCCCTTGCCGGACTTGCCGAGGATAGGCACCTCAGCCACGGAGATGTCCATTTTGGACTCGAAGGAATAGAGCTGCATGAAGCAGTATCTATTGCCGTCGGCCATCGTGACATACGCGGAAGCCTGAGAGCCCGCAATCGCGTCAAGCGCGTTCATAATAGGCTGAGCCATAATTCAAACCTCCTTACATGATAATGACGCTCATATAGAGCTGGGCCATAGCGTTCACGACGTTCAGGTCCTTCACAGTGCAAAGGACAGCCTTCTTCGTGTCGCCCTGCTCCACGGTTACGCTGTCGGGGTCGAAGTCCTCGATAGCGCGAATGGACTCGAGGTCCTGATGGAGCTTGCAAATATCGTTCCAGAGAGCGATTCTGCCAGCCGCGTCGTTCGGCACGGTACCGAGGTAGCGCGTGTTGAAGAGGACCGCCGTGTCGTTCGCAATCTGGTCGCAGACGCGGATAGTCTGATTCGACTTAAAGACGTCGCCCTTTGTGTCGGAGACAGTAATCAGGGAGTCGATGTCCTCGAGAATGCGAACGTCGCCGTTGGCATTGTGGAACATCAAGCGGCCGGCCTTAATTGCCGCCTCGAGCTCGGCCTGCGTTCTGTCCATGTCGACGGTGAGCTCGCCGTCGTACTTCTTGTTCGTGTTGGACTTGTTCACGGCACAGCCCGCAGATGCGCCGGTCATCCAGTACACGAGGCCATACTGGCCGAGGCCGGAAATGCCGGAGTCATAGTCCGTCACCTTGCTGCCGATTTCGATAACGCCCTCATAGTCTGCGAGCTTCTCGTTGGAGTCGAGGTTGAAGATAACGGTCTGGAACTTCGCGCCGACCTCGTCGCGGAGGCGCTTTGTGTAGTTGATATACAGCTTGATAGTGGTCGAGTCGTCGGACGGGCAGCCGAGAGTATTGAAGCTGTAGCTTTCAAACTTATCGAGCGCCGCCTGATGAGCCGCAGCATTTGCCGTGCCGTTCGTACCACCGGTGAGCGGGGTCTTTGCAGTCGCGGCGAGAGACGCGGTAGTCTTCCACGTTACGAAGTCGTTATCCTTGAGCGCGGTAGCCGCTGCCACGGTCTGCGTATCGAGGAGGGTCGTATCGTAATAGAGACTGACGTCAAAGAGGTCAGCGTTATCGGCGTTCGCTGCGATAACCACATAGAGCTTGTTGCCGGCAATGCCGGAATACTTCGCCGTGCAGTAAGCGCAAGTGGCCTTAGAGCCTCCGCCGTTCAGGCGATAGGCGTAGAGGGTCTGCGTATACTGGAAGAGCTCGCGCAGAGGCAGCAAAGCGTCGTCAGTATACGCATGACCGAAAATCTTGAGGCTGTTCTTCTGGAAGTCGCCGCTCGTCACGGTAAAAACCGTACTGTCGGGACCCCAGTCCAGCATAAGAGGCATGGCCGCATAACCTCTGTCGGAGAGAGTAGCGGACGCCTTAGCCACGCTGGAAAAGTTGATATACGTGCCGGGGAGTACCTTGTTTTGTACTGCCCAGATTCCACCGCCAAGGGCCATATTATTTCACCTTGCCTTTCATAAAGTTTTCGATAGCGGTATCAACCTCTTCGAGGGTGTACCACTTACCGTCCTCCAGAAGCGCGCCCAGAAGGTCGCGGCGCTTAGCGTAGCGCTGAGACCTCAAAAGCTGCTCTTTGGAGTGAGTGGGAGCGACGGACTTTGCCGCCGCAGTAGCTTTCGCCATATCAGTTTCCTCCTTGTTCAATTTTAAGAGTTCCCATCTTGACCTCCTCGGCCGTCTTATACGTGAAGTGGTTATAGGAGACGAGGAAGTGAAGCACTTCGTCCGTCACCTGAAAACTCATATCCATACCGCACAGCTTATCGCCGCTGGGCAGGTCAATCACTTCAAGCACCTCGGTGAGGGTATCTGCTACGCCGTAGCAGTCCTCACGCCCGGCCTTCGGAAAGTAGAGAACATCGAAACGAGGAAGACGTTTCTTACGCTGAGCTGGGTAGTCCGTGACCTCGGCGTTAACCAAAAGCACAATAAAAGCAGGTTGCCGAAGCCCCTGCTTTACTGCGTTTGATTCAATATGACTACCGGGAAAAGCGGACCGCAAGGCCAGCGTGATTCCGTCTAAGATAATGTTTGTACTAATTTCCGCCATTGCAGACCTCCTTCAGCTTTCGGAGCGCCATCTTCTCAAGCACAGACGGGGCGATTCGTTTCAGCTTTTCCTCGGAGATAGTCAGCATGTACCGACCCTCGACCCAGCCACCGTTTACGGTACGATGACCGAACTCGACATACGAGGCGTACTCGACCGGATTTATGATTTCGACCATATACGTGTTCCCGGACTTCGTGACGGTCAGGGACTGCGCATACTCACGGCCGGCTTTACCGTTCTTAGCGCCCCAGCCTCGGCGGAGAGTACCGCCTTTCTTGCCAGAGCCTTTCGGGTACTTGCCGACCGGGGTAGCCGGAATAACGAGAGCCAGAAGTCTTGCGGCAAGCTCTTTGCTGCAAGCCACGCAGAGGTCGTCTATCTCAGAGTCGCTCAGCTTTTCAAAGCCTTTCGCAAACTCCCTAAACTGAGAGAAGTCGCAGCGTCCCTAGCGGGACATTAGGCGTACTCCTTGAACGGGACGAGCGGTATCTCCTGATGACAGCTATAGACCGCAGGCTCGCCGGGCCCCCCCCAGGGGGGGGGCCGGACCCCCCCCCGCCGTTATTGCAGATGTGCGGCGGGAATCATGGAGCGGAAATACCGAACCCTGGGCAGGGCCTTCAGGAGAATCGTGCCCAGCACATAGCAGGCCACAGCCTCCCCTGCCACAAAGGTCCACAGGTTCAGTCCATACGCCGCCCAGAAAGCGCCGTTGATAGCCCCTGCCTCCGCCCAAGCCCACATGGGCGGCAGCAGCAGGGCGTTCACCACAATGGGGGGCAGGGCGGCCAGATACCAACGGGGCATCTTGATGGAGAGGAAAGCTGCGATGGCGGTGGCCAAGGTGCCCACAATCATGTCGATGGGACCATAGGGGGAGAGAATATTGGTCAGCAGGCAGCCCAGTGCCAGCCCCGGCGCGGCGGCAGGGAACAGGAAGGGCAGCACGGTGAGGGCCTCGGCAAAGCGGAACTGGACGGCGCCGAAGGTCAGACCGAAGATGTCCCCGAA